CAATACGCTGTGCGGAACGTATGACATGTCCTATCGGCCGCTCAGCGACCGCGACACGACCTTTGCCGAGGGCAAGCGACACGTTGGAAATCAATTGGTCAAGATGACCAAGATCATTCTGAAGTAACCACAGGAGCCTTTATGGCTGACGACGACAAGGGTGCCGATCTCGGCGCTGATGACACTAAGCTTGCCGACAAGGGCGCGGACGGCAAAGGAACCATTCTCGATGGCGCCGATAAGGGCGGCGCTGACTACAAGGGCTCCGATCAGGGCGACAAGGGCGCTGACAAGGGGGCTGATGCGCCCGACTGGCGCGCTCAGATGGCCGGCGACGACAAGGAGGCAGCAAAGCGCCTCGCGCGGTTCTCCGATCCGTCGCAGGTCTTTAAATCGTTCCGCTCGCTCGAACAGAAAATTTCCTCCGGCGAGTTCAAGAAGCCGCTATCCGAAACCGCCACGCCTGAAGAAAAGGCCACGTGGCGCAAGGAAAACGGCCTGCCTGACAAGGCGGAAGGCTATGTCGAGAAGCTGGCTCTTCCGTCCGGCCTTGTGATCGGCGAGGCTGAAAAGCCCGTGGTGGCAGAACTCGCCTCTGTGGCACTCGAAGGCAATATCGATCCGAAGGCCTTCAACGACCTCGTGGCCAAATATTATGAGATGCAGGACAAGGCGCGTCAGGTTCAGGAAGACGCCGATGTCGCTTTCAAGCTGGAATCCGAGGATGCGCTGCGCAAGGACTGGCAGGGCCCGGACTTCCGCCGTAACCTGACCGCGGTCAGCAATCTGATGGCGACATGGCCGGAAGGGCTGGCTGCAAGCCTGCTTTCTGGCCGCGATTCCAACGGAAGGAAGTTCGGCGACAACCCGGCGCTGATCCGTCAATTCGCCGCGCTCGCAACCGAACTCAATCCCGCTGCCACGCTTGTTCCGGCCGGAACGACAGACCCGGGCAAGAACGTACAGGCGCGGCTTGAAGAGATTCGCGAACTGCGCCGCAATGATCCGAACAAGTACGAGGCCGACAAGAAGATGCAGGCCGAAGAGCTTGAGCTTATCGATGCAAACCTGAAGATGGAAAAGCGCGGTAGAGCGGCATGATGTGGACGCTTCTCATTGTTACACTGAGCGGCGGCATCGTTTCAACGAGTGCATCAACTCAGGCCATACCGATGCAGTCCAAAGAGGCTTGCACCAGAGCGGCCAAGGAATTTGCTGACACATCGGCTGGCCCGATTGGTTTCCTCTGCATCTCCTCGGAGACTGGCGAAATCATTCGTTTCAAGCCCACCAAGTAATCGAGCCAGCGCGGCTCCGGGACAACCCTGCAAAGGCCCCCTAAACAGCGCGCACACGCCAAAGGAAAGCCCCGTTTCAACCGAGTCCGGCGCCGCAAGGCCAACCCGGACACGGAACGCATTCGGACAACCTGGACAGAGGCACTCCCAAAACGAAAGGAAAATCTGAAAGGGACAATCCATGTCCATTGAAGCAGCGGTCGTACAGTACCGCCAAGCCTTCATCGATCAGTTTGAAGGTCGAGCCTCTATCTTCCGTACCATGGCGACCAAGGAAACCGTTCTCAAGGGCAATCAGGCAACCTTCCTGGTGGCCGGCTCCGGAACGGACACCGCGGTTACCCGCGGTACCAACGGCCAGATCCCCTACGGCAACCCGACCAACACGCAGCCCACTGCGACGCTGGTCGAGAAGCATGCGCCGTATGAACTGACCGGGTTCAACGTGTTCGCGTCACAGGGCGATCAGAAGGCCATCATGCGCAAGGCCTCGATGAACGTCATCAATCGCGACATCGACCTTGTGTGTTTGGCCGAACTGGCCAACGCCACCATCGATACCGGCGGCTACGCCACCGCCTCCGTCTCGATGGTTGAGAAAGCCAAAGCCTACCTCGGCAACAACGATATCCCCGTCGAGGAAGAGGACAACATGTTCGCGGTCGTGTCGGCGGGCTTCATGGCCTACCTGCGCCAGACCACGGAATTCGCGTCCTCCGACTATGTGGATGTCAAGCCGATGGTCGGGCCGACCCGAAAAATGCTGCGCTGGGCCGGTGTCAACTGGGCTCAGTCCGCCCGCATTACCGGCGTCGGTACGGCAACCGAGCTTTGCTACATGTTCCACCGTGACGCCTTCGGCTACGCGGTGAACGTCGGCGAGGACTCGATCCACATCGGATACGACGAAAAGCAGGACATCTCATGGTCGAGGGCCACGATCTTCCACGGCCCGAAGATCCTCCAGAACACCGGCATCGTTCAACTCAAACATGACGGCGGCGCCTTCGCCCTCTCGTAAGGAGAACTGACACATGGCTTATGCTGCAACTCTCCCTCCGGCGCTGGTTGCCCAGAGCGTCGGCGCTGCGCCGGCTCTTTGGCTCTATGCCTCGGCTGACGTCCACACGGACGTTGACGCCTCCGATTACTTCACCAACGGCAACGCGCTTGGCATGCGTGTCAACGACGTGGTGATTGTGATCAAGACCACCGCCACGATCGGCGCGACGCTGCATGTCGTGACCGTTTCCACGGCGGGTGGGGCTGCGACCGTCTCGGCGGCGATCCTCGCCTAACAACCATCGGCCGGCAGCAATCGTGTTGCCGGCCATTTCTCTCAAGGGCAACCCATGACCGAAGAAATCCGTATTCCGAAGTTCAGATCCAACGATTTCGGTGTCGCATCCTACAAGCGCAACGAATGGCACTTGATGCTGACCGAAGCGCACACGATGGAACACGTCTCCAATCCCCGGCTGTGGGGTGACTTGCTCGGCAAGATCGTGCGCGCTGATGTAGTGGAAGCATTCAAGCCGGACAGCGGCGAGTGGGCGCGGTTCATCGTGATTGAGGCCGGCCCCGGCTTCATCAAGCTCGGCAAGACGGAATCGTTCACACCGGAGGTGGTCGTGGCTCCCGAAGATATCGGCCTCGAAACCAAGTGGAACGTCGGCAAGCGCGCTTTCGATGTGATCCGATCGGCCGACAAGTTCGTGATGAAGGGCGGTTTCCAGACCAAGGCCAGCGCGGTCGAATGGATCAACGATCACCAGAAGAAGGTGGCGGCGTAAGTGGCATCAAAACTTGGCGTTTACAATTCAGCGCTTCTAATTCTCGGGGAGCGGAAATTGGCTTCCTTGTCGGAAGCGAGGGAACCGCGCCGGGCCTTGGACGATGCTTACGATGATGGGGTCGGCTATTGCCTTGAAAGGGGCTTCTGGAATTTCGCCATGCGCGCGATCCAGGCTGACAGCTCGGCGAGTGTAACACCGACGTTTGGTTTCAACTACGCTTTTGCCAAGCCTTCCGACTTCGTGCGCCTGCATAGCTTTGGATCAACCGAAACCTTCGATCCGCCGCTGATGACGATCGTTGACGAGCCAAACTACTGGTACGCCAACGTAGACCCGATCTATGTCCGTTACGTGTCGAATGACACGGCCTATGGGTTGGATTTGTCACTGTGGTCCGAAACATTCGCGGACTACGTTGCTAACCGCCTCGCGCTCAAAACCTGCAAGCGCATCACAGGCAAGATGCCTAATGCCGATATGAAGCTGGATGAGAAAAGGGCGCGCGCCGTCGCCCTGTCGAAAGACGCGATGGACGAACCTCCGGGCTTTCCACCGCGCGGCTCGTGGGTGAACTCGCGCCGCGGATCGTTCTCCGATCGAAGTCTGATCCGGTAAAATGGCGAAGACAAACGCTTCACTGCAAAGTTTCAATCGTGGGGAAATATCCAAATACGCACTGGCTCGGGTCGATCTTGAGCGAATGCGGCTGTCGGCGGAAGAGCAGGTCAACTGGCAACCGTGGGTTCTCGGACCGATGATGCTGCGGCCGGGCCTGCAATATGTCGGTGGCGTCAACACAGACCTTACGTGTCGTCTCGTGCCGTTTATCTTCTCAAACACGGACATGGCGCTGCTTGAACTGACGGAATCTGTGCTGCGGGTCTGGACCGTTACAAGCGATATCGAGACGCTGGTCACGCGTGCCGCGGTGACGACGACTGTGGTTGCCGGGGATTTCTCCAGTTCCACGGGATGGACGCTAACGACATCGGGAGCCGGTTCGGCTGCAACTATTTCCGGCGGTAAACTCACCGTGTCGATGCCGACGACGGGCGGGCAGGCGCAGGCGAAGAAGACCGTAACGGTTGATGTGGCGGACCAGAATGTCAGGCACGCCTTCCGTATTGTTGTCGATCGGGGGCCGGTGTTGTTCAAAGCCGGTTCGACGCTTGGCGGTATCGACTACATCAACCAAACGACGCTGGAGACCGGGACACATTCGCTCGCGTTCACGCCAACCGGCGTGTCGGTGTTCATTCAGCTAGAGACGATTTCTGCTCAACAGAAGATTGTCGACTCCATCACCATTGAAGCCTCCGGTGCAATGTCGTTGCCGACAAGTTGGTCGGAAAGCGATCTTCCCTACATTCGGTTCGGCCAATCCGGCGACGTTGTTTTTGTTGCCTGCAAGGATCAGAAGCAACGGCGGATTGAGCGGCGCGGCGTGTATTCGTGGTCGGTTGTCGAGTATAAATCCAACGATGGTCCGTTTCAGTCGCCGAACGGAACGGACATCACGTTAACCCCGTCTGTGCTGTCGGGTAATGGAACGCTGACCGCCTCGCGGGCGCTGTTCACTTCGTCACATGTCGGATGCTTGTTTCGACTGTTTTCGTCGGGCCAGACGATCAACACTGCGCTGTCTGCAGGCAATACCTTTACCTCGACCATTCGGGTTACGGGGGTTGGTGGCGACCGCGTGTTTAATTTTGCATTCACCGGAACGTGGTCCGGGACGTTGACGCTGCAAAGGTCGATCGAGTCGGACAGCGCCGGCTTTATTGATATCGGCCAGAGCACGACAAACCAAAGCGGAAGCTATAACGACGAACTCGACAACACCATTGCGTGGTATCGCTACGGATTCAAGACCGGTCAGTATACGAGCGGAACGGCCAACATTGCAGTCACATATACCGGCGGCGGCGCGGCCGGCGTTAGCCGGGTGACCGGCTATACGTCCGCTACCGTTGTTGATGTTGAGGTGCTGGATTTATTCTCCAGCCTGAGCGCCACATCTAATTGGAGCGAGGGGGATTGGTCCGATGTTGTGGGCTGGCCTTCCAGCCTGGCGTTCCACGACGGACGGCTGTGGTTCGCTGGACGCGATAAAATCTGGGGCTCGGTCTCGGACGCATATACGAGCTTTGATATCGATTTTGAGGGCGACGCCGGTCCGATCAATCGCTCGGTTGGCTTTGGCCCCGTGGACACAATCAACTGGCTTTTGCCGCTCGGACGGCTGATTGTCGG